TATTCTTGGCTTCAGATTGCATATCTTCGGATATGTAGACCGTCTCAGTGTTGGTAGCACTGGGGCGGTATTTTATTGTCCTAAAGAATCGAGAGAATTCATCAGGTCTTCCGTACTCATGCCGGCAGCGGAAGAAGTGTATGCGTCAGTGATCTGCTTTGCGTATTGGGTGTATACGTCAGTTAATTTCAATGACCATTCTTCATAAACACTGTACTCGTCCCCATTCTTCTGCATTAGCGTAGCCATTTCGGAAACGCCCTGATTAGAAATCTCGGCCAGTTTTTCAACCTTGCTATTTGATAATTCAGCAAGCGCATTTAAGTCTCCGGCAATCGGAGCTGCTTCGTTATTATATTCTTCCACAAGTCCCGGAGTCGCATCAGCAATCTTCTTTGTATAATCATCGAGAATACTTTGATACGTCACTTCGACTTCCGGTTCTTTTTCCGTAGCTTCTGTTTTCGCAGTATTCTCTTTTTCTGGCTCTTTATCTCCGCCACACGCTGTCATGGACAACGCCATAGTTCCAATCAACAACATGGTTACAATTTTCTTTTTCATAAATTCCTCTTTTCTCCTGTATTTCTTGTTATTTTATAGTGCAGTCATATTACTCCATATATCGCTTTGCAACTGCAATCAGCTGATCGCGATACTTATATAGATCATTGAGTGTTTCGATGTAAAAACGCTCCATTTTTTTATTTTCATCCGGAATGAATAATTGCTTGTTTTTCTTATCGAGGTTTATCCTACAAATAGGCTTTCTGTTATTATCTTTATATAAAATACCGAAATAACTTTCTGTATCTCTGTGAACAATATCATTAACATCTACTGATCCGGCAAGCATTCCCCTTATAATATAAAATGCTTCAATCTCTTCTTCTGTAGTTACAATTTTTGACACTGGTTCTTCTGGCAGTTCTTCAGTCTCGTTTTTTA